CGCTTTTGCTTCGGCAGCCGCCTTCGCCTCTGCCGCTGCTTTTGCTTCCGCAGCCGCTTTTGCTTCGGCAGCCGCCTTCGCCTCTGCCGCCACCTTCGCCTCTGCCGCCGCCTTTGCTTCTGCTGCCGCCTTCGCCTGTGCCGCCGCCTTCGCCTCTGCAGCAGCTTTCGCCTCCGCCGCCGCTTTCTTCTTTGCTTCAGCCTTCGCTTGAGATAATACAACAAGATCAGCATCATTGGCCTGTTTATAAGCCATTTTCATAACACGGTTTAATTGACCGGCCATGTTTGTTGATTTAATTTGATTATCACGTATAAGAGTTCTAATTTTAACAGCAGCCTCTTGACATTGTTTAACATGATATTCACATTTTGCAACAGCCTCAATAGAGTTCGCAACATTAATATCAGATTTTGCGATAGTCGCTTCAATTTCTGCACTTTTCGCAGCATTTACAACGGTCTCCATATTTTGAATAATATTATACGCAAGTTCAGCATTCTTTGCGTATTCATCAGCGTCATTTGCAGCTTCTTGTACAGTCCCTTTTAATGATACATAATCAGGCTCATTATTGACTATAGCAAGTGCCTTAGCAGCAGCAGCGGCAGCATCAGTAGCAGCAGCAGTTGAAAGTTTTTTATGTTGTTCAATACTATTTTTAATTCTTGAAATATCTTCAATACTTGTTGTAGACGTTATTTCTTGAATGATTGAAGCTATATTTTCATCAGCTTTATCTGATTGGTTTAAAGATACGATCGCTATATCTTTATTTTGATTAATTATCTGAATATCAGCAGCAGCCTTGGCCTGAGCAGCAGCCTTCACTTGAGCAGCAGCATTTGCTTCAGCGGTAGCTTCCCCCCCCGCCGCCACCGCCACCGCCACCGCCGCCACCGCAACCGCCTTCGCCTCCGCCGCCGCCTTCGCATCATTAATCTTAGCCCAAACATCTTTCAATGAATTAAACACGTATCCACCTTTAAAATCTTCGTTATCTTTATCTTGTTCCATCGTAGTAAACATTGCATCGACAGCATCGACAGCATCAATAGAATTAGAATCGATCTTGCCAAATTTTACATTAAGAACTGCTTCAAACGTATTCTTTACTTTTACCAGATCATCATATAATATTTTAATTTTCGCATCATTTGTGTTAGTTTCAGTCATGTAATCAGTAATATCGTTAAAAACCTTTTTAATTTGTGGATCATTAGTATTTTTGTCAACATTAATATTTTTGTCAACAATACCCCGTGCTTTTTCCATTTTGGTTTGAATAGTTTGAATCATCCCAGATGATTTATCGACAAATCCTTTAAAATGTACATCAAATAATTTGTCAACATAAGTTCTAACACGATCATTATCTTTCAATTCATTAATATTAAAACTTTCACGAATAAATAGTATGAATTCATCAAATAAAGCTTCTGTATTCATTTTTTGTATATCATCATAGATTTCTTCGATTTCACGGAGTTCAGGATTTTGTTCTTCATCAGTTGACTTATACGAATCACTATCCTCTCCTCCTCCCTCTCCCTCGTCTTCTCCTCCTCCCTCGTCTCCCCCTTCATCATCAACCGGAATTTGAAATTCCGGTTTTTTTAATGTAACGAAGTCGATTAATTTTTGTAGTTTTTCCGGTTTTTTTTCTAACAAAAAATCATTAAACGAAATATACAGTTTGTATATTATGTCAATATGAACATATAAATTTTTAAGTATTCCATATAATTTTATCAACTTTTCTTTATTATTTGAACCAACCGGGTTAATATGATCTTCCTGCGGAAAATATTGAGGAAAACTGCTGAATTCTTTATTTTTTTCTTGTATTTCATATTTTGAATCAGTAATTATTTTCTCAATAGCTTTCAGTAATTCAGGTGGTAAAATACCACTATTTATGATTTGTTCTAGGTTCTCTTTGGTTTTAGCGCCGCCGCCCTGATATTTGTTTGCCTTCCTGATGAATTTGGTTTTATCCTGAGCAGGCGGCAGCGGCTGTGTATCGCTAGGCGGCCTTACAACAGCATCCGCCACTTTCGGCGAAATATTTTTAGATCTTCTACTCCATATTGTCGTGCGCTGCGAAGGCGGTCTAAGTGAACGAGTCGCGGCATCTGGTGAATATATAATCCTTTCACTACTTCCCATTATTTGAGGTGATGGTGGTATAAAAGGAGGAGGAGGAATCGATTCAATCTCAATATCTTGCACGGAATCAATTTCTTCACTACTTTCATCTTTTATTTTTTTTATTAGGATGTCATACAAAACACCACTAATAAATGTAACCGGATATGTGTCACGAAACATATTGTATAAATCTTTGATTATATCTGAAAAATTTCTAGTTGGGTCATTAATTTTTTCGCAACGAATAGATTTTAATTTATTGATTATTTTGTTGATTTCTATTCTATCATCGTGGTTTTCATCTATTTTTTCCTTCTTTATAAAATCTCCGGTAATTTCATCATAATATTTATGTTGACTCTTCAAATAACTACATAGTTTTTTTGCAAACTTGCGAAATTGTTCATCTGTTATATTATTTGGGTCCTTCATTATAGGGTCATCATCAATACTCTTAGTTATTTCATCTATGGTTAACTCTACTTCTATTTTGGATTCTCCTCCTTCTTTTTCTTGTCCTTCTTTATCATTTTTTGTAACAGGAGCACCAGCACCAGGACCTCCATCATCAGCACCAGCAGCACCAGCAGCACCAGCAGCAGCAGATTCTTTCAACTTCGCCGGAAGATCAACCGTTGCTTTCTTTTTCAAATCAACACCAATTCCATTCAACGACTCCGATGCTATGGTCATAACATCATCATACGCTTTTTGAATTTGACTACGCGCGTCATTACAATTGGCCGTATTAATCTTATTGAGTATACCAAGTTTACTGATCTGATTTTTCAACGCACCTGTGAATGACCCGTCGTCTACTATCAACCCATTTTCACCCATAACTCCTTCTGAAAATGTTGTATTTTCGAGTCGACTGTCATTTACACTATCTTTACCTGTCGCCAATAATTGCGGACCTGGAGTAGTTGAAATAATAAATACACAAATAGGCGGTTCGTTATCAATTAAGTCAATATCAGCAGTAGGTTTCCTGTCCAATATCAATTCTAGCGGTGACTTCGCTAACGCGTTTGCTGCTGGTCGTGCATTCAATTGCGCTTTAAAGTTTCTAAATGCTCGTTTTGAAACGATTTCAGGTTTATCGACTTGAAAAAAAATCCATTTCGATGTTCCTGTTAGAAAGTTGATGCGTAAACTAGGCGAGTATAATATGGGTCGTGGTTTACCAAACAACATGTTCAATACCTGCACAGTGTTATATTCTATCAAGGTCGACATCAGTGTGGTTTTTATTTGTTTAGTTTTATCGTCGTCGCCTTTGTTATAAATTCCAAGACTTTTATCGAGTTTATCCTTCATCTGTGAAATCGCGAATATGATGTGTGATGAATTTATTTGACCGTCTGTCTTTTTCAATATTTTGTACCATTCCTTTTTATAGTTATCTGGGTCTACAAACCCCTTAGTAATTCCATCATCGGTATTATAATACTTTGCACTGTCTGGAAGAATACGTTCAACCGGAAATTTACCCGTTTTTGCGATCAAGTCACATATATTTTTCAGTTTTTTCTCTTTCAAGTCGACGTCTTGTTGCAATTTACGCAATTGCAATCCCGAAGTTTTCATTTCATCAAGAGGTTCAAATTTTTTAGGGTTTTGCATGATGTCATAGACGACAATATTCGTTGCACGGTATAACAAGTAGAAAAGAATATCTAAATCGAGTTTATTATCTTGAAACTCAAAACTAGTGAATTGTCCTGATGATGTATTTGACTTTGATTTGAATTCAAGTTTATTTATGAATTTTGAAGTAATACCCTTATCATAATCAACATAGTCATCAATAACATTGTTAATTTCCTGAATATTATACATATTATCCGGATTTTTAGAACTGTACACTACATTTGATCTTATGATTTTCTTGTGATTCAAAATGTAGTCATCAAATACTGTTTTCAATGGAAATTTTTTATTAAGATCGAATATTTGGGTTTTGAATACATTTACAACTGATAATACATTGAGTAAAGATACATTCTTAATATCTCCAAAATTGTCGAGTATCATTTTTAACTCTTCGTATATTTTAAATACAGTCGCCTTGATTGTGTCATTGAATTCATACGATGTTCCCATATTTTCCTTTCGATTGGTTATGAAGTTAAGTTGATCGTTCATATGCTCTTTGATTTGACCGAATACCTCTTTAAAAAATTTAATATAAGGTGAAAGAGTATCATTGAAAAATGTTAGGGCGTTACTCCCTTTATCCTTATACATAGTAACAAGCGCCTCGTATTCCGCTGCAATTTTATCCACTAACTTTGTAAGACCGTCTGTAGTAGTGGTAAATACATCATCGAGTTCTATTTTCAATGTAATCAACTCATCGCGAGGAATATCGCGATTTTGAATAAAAAATGTGCTTGCGTTATCATAAAATATCCACCCAGCGTAATCGTTGTGCCATTTATCGATTCTCGATTTGATTAAATCTCTTTTTTTTTCATCCAAATCTAATCCAGAACTATTTGACTTTCCTGAGATGGTATGATTGTAGAACAAACTATTATTATTATTGCCGTATTCTTTGATTACATCAGTAACTAGCGCTTGTGTATTTTCGTCAGACGCTTTATCATCTAAATATTGGATAATCTTTTTATGGTTTATTTTATATCGAGTCGGCACTAATATTTGCAGCAGTTTCAGATTGATCGAAGATGAACGATGAAATACCATTTGTTCGTATAAATTCACCTGCATTTTTGGATAATCCCCGTCTGCAAGTTTGTATTTGTTATCAGCGTTGGGGTTGGATTTGGCGTTTGCATTTTGTTTATTTACTGGCAGTTCTTTCAATGTTACACGATCGATGAGTTCTTTCACATATTGATCGATACTCGAATCAATACTTGCTTTAAGTCCAGTAATTACGATATATGGCGGCGCTGACTCATTATCGACGAGTGCTGCTCCTCCTCCTCCTTCTCCTCCTCCTTCTCCTTCTTCTACTTCTCCTCCTTCTCCTACTCCTCCTCCTCCTTCTCCTCCTCCGGCCGATGCTGATGATCCTCTGTCTCTTTCGGCCGTCGCTACTGCTACTGCTACTATTGCATTTATATTTGAATCATCTCCTGAATGAGATTCATTTATAGGTAAACTTGATAATTCTTGTATTGTTGGAGGAGGTATTGGAGGTGGAGGTGGAGGCGGAAGTATTCCTCCAAGTGGTTGCATACTATACTTTTTAATAGAATGCGTATAATAACTATATACTCATTCTATTTTTCTTTCATAATTTGACCGATACATTTGGCATAATGATATACGTTATTTCGCGCCACTTCCGACCTTCGCTGGTTGTGACGACTCAAATGTGTCATCTTTAAATAATTGGTGATACTTCACGAGTTCTAAATGGTCCGTTTCTTCTTTTTCCTTCTTCGCCTTTTCGAGTGTATGAAGCGCATTACTGATCTCTAAATCAGATACATTCTTTTCTGGTCCGCGCTTTTCTGGCGCCATTGTATGCAAGTCTCTAAATTTTGAAGGAATCACACAATACCGACTGTCGACATTCATAAGATGGTCAACTACCACGGTAAAGCACGCGGTAATCACGAGTGCATAATATATACTACGTGTGCCCATCCAACTTACAGCAAATACAAGAACCTCTTTACTCATCAAGTATTTAATCCACGACTCCGTAGAAGAATTCAAGTCGAGATTAATATAACGCGCTCCGATATTCAGAACAAGCATAACAAAACCTGCAAAAAATGTGCTGGTATTCAGGTTGTGAAAAAAGTTGTGCATTGTCGTTAAAACCCGAGAATTCATAATATTATTGGCGGGTGACTGTAATGTGAAAAAGTTCGTTTTTCCGGAAAATAAGTCGGTGAATGATTTCAGGGTGATAGGCGGGATCAATGGTGAAGACGCGATTGAACCTGGTGCACCTCCAACCTGTTTCGGCATTGAAGCATTTGACGTATTTGTTGGAAGTTGTTGCATGTTTGACGCTGACGACACCCTTCGACTACGATTACTACGATTTCTTTTTGACATGTATAGTATGGTATGGTATGGTATCACAATAATAATATACTACTATTATTATGATAGATTATTTATCAATCACCACTGCGAAATCGTCCACGAAATGCGTTTTTCAGTTTTCGCATTCCCTGACGCGCACCCTTCTTGAACTTCTCGCGAATTTTAAATCCTTCCTGATCCATCGGATTATCTAACTGTTCTTCTATACTCGTTGGGGCCATGACAGACTCTTGCATTTTCCATTTACTAAATATCTCTTCGAACATTTTTTTAACATATTTTATTTTTCGCTGGAACTTGCTCTGGTTCGGGTTGTCGTCGTCGCTGTCGTCAGAATCATTGTCTGTCTCATCGTCACTGTCATACATATCGCGTAAATCATACCCTCCACCTTTTCCGCGGTATGGATTTGGTCCATCCTTCACATGAGGTCCGTCCGCCTTTTCGGAAATATCCAAATGAGTCTGACTTTGTTTATACGATGTTCCGGCGCCCGACGCTCCGACAATTTCTTTCGATGATTCACGTGATGAAATCACCGTTGCTTTTTTTGGTTTGTTCGATCCTTTCTCATGACTTGGTCCGTCTTTATATGCACCAAATGCAGATGTAATAAGAAGAATACATGTCATCAGTAATAAAATTCCAATCGTTCGTGGTTTCATGACGTTAATTATGTTGTTAGTATACCTCTTATACTATTGTAATATTTTATGTAATATTTTATGCAGTATAACGTTTTTCACTTCTCACCTTATCAAAATAATACGTAATTCCATAAAAATATCTCTTTTCATCATTGGTATTGTATGAATCGTCATCGAGAGGAATACGATAGATATTCTTGTCACCTGAAATAGGTTCAGTTTGTGTAGTTGTTACAACAATTGGTGCTAAATCAGTAAGTGGCGTTACTACATTTAATTTTTCATATATTTTCGCGGAGTCTTGCTCGAACTTTATAATCGAATTACACTGTCTTATCAGCGCTAAATATGCGAAGATCTGCCGCAGTTCCTTAATCACATTTTCATTCACACGAACGGTATATAGTTTTGACGCGTCGTTTTTCGTTTCTTCGCGCATTCTGGTTAATATTTCGTCGATTCGTTTGCGATAACCGAATGTTTTGCCGTAGACATCAATGGCGCGTTGTCGAACTGCAGCATTATTATAAATACCATCTTTTCGTTCGTTTGTTTCCTTCATCAATGTAGCATATGTAGTCTCACTAACATTATCTCCACTTGGTCCCGCATTCAATGCTTGTATATTCTCAAGTTTCTTTGCATTTGTATTGCCTTGAATAATCGAAACGTATGCAACGTCGTTTACTGATTGGTCACCTTCCTTTTTATCGGATAATGATACACGTTTACTATAATCGAGCGCAATGTCTGATTCAGTATTCAGTAATGTATTCACGTCAAAGCGTTTAAAACATTTGTCAATATCGATGACGGATGTCATGATATTTGTAAATAGATCCTTTTTAAATTGACGAAAGTCGTTTCTTTTGATTGGTTCAAATACGCAGTCATTGAAATATTTCAAACGTATCACAGGGTCACCATTTCCGTCATTGGATGTCCAGTTACCGGCGAAATCATATACCATATTAATCTGTGCACTACGCTTATCACCTATCAAATCATTACTGCCAAACATGGTAATCCCGCCAACCCCACTTCCAATAGAACATTGTTTGCTACTGAAGTACTTGTCCGTGAAATCGCGACTGTCTTCTTCAATGAATTTATTCGATCGTTGATATTCCATCCCAGAATCGTCCCCTTTAATGATTGTCGGCAATCCAAGTGAAAACCCTTCACGTGTCAACACCACACCAGTCGTGAGTTCGTCTTTATCTACGATTTGATGTTCTCGGTTTGATGAAGTCATCGCGCCAAATGAAAACATGTTTTTTATAGCGTTCGATGACGGTTTCTCATCTAAAATAAGAAATTCGACCGATATCACGACAATACATAATAATACGAACAAAATATATTGCTGATAAACCAATAGCGAAACTAAACCGACAATTATCAAAATTCGCACAATCGCAAATGTCGCGCCCGTATTTATGATGTTATGATATATCCACGAAATAATATACTCTATATAATACTGAAGTTCCATTCTACTAGTATTATACTAGATATAATTCAATACGTATATACGAATACAAATACAAATACGTATATACTTATTCATTATAGGGTTTAGATTTACGAGTCCTCCTTATCACAGTCGTCACCTTCACATGTTTTTAATCCTTCCTTCTTTTTTTGATGTTCATAACCTTCTTTTGCCTTATCCTTCTCATTCTTCTCATTCTTCTCATCCTCGGTTGTCTCATCACTCATATCAGCATTACCTTCCATTCCGGGAACATTAAACCCTTCAAACCCATAATATCCGCTCATGGATGCAATAATCGCAACAAAAACAACGGCCAGTAAACCTGCCGCAGTATGCTTCAACGAGAGAAACACGATGGCAGCAACAAAGATGAGTTTACCTAAAACGTTATTATACAAAAACCCAAGAAGATTGGGTTTAAGAATCATAACAACGATCACCACCAATAAAACACCTAAAGTGAGTCCTTGATTTAATTTCACCATTTTCGTCTTATATACATAACAAATATATTTTTCGTATATAACCAGGACAATCTCCTCCGAATTAAAATCTCATTTTTTTATAGGAGAATATGACATCTTTAGGTTTTTCGGAATACACCGAAAGTAATAATGATAGTTCACGAAATGGAAATGGAAAGATATATAATCGAAGAAACGCATCCAATAATGGAAATCGAACCCTAAAGATACCGCGAACCACAGATATTACGCCTGAAAGAGGATTATTGCAGTCGCCAAATGGCGCAATATCCGGTATAACAAACGAAAATGGAAATAATGATGGCGTTATTCAACAATCGGGTAAAAAAATCAAGCAAATCAAGGAGTATATTGAAAACATTCATCGTAAAGGTGGTGAAGATAGTGAAGAAGACATAGATAGCGACAATATTTTACCATCGTATCCGGCGCAAGGTATGGGGGTGTATGCATCGAACATAACTCAATCTGGGATTGTTCGAAGTGGATCTAGCAATACATCATCGGCAATAGGACCAGAAACAGTTGTCCGTAAAACGACTCAAATGAATTCCCTAAATCCGGGTTCTTCTTATTCATCCACTTTATTGGAAGGAATGAATTCATCGGCACCTTCCCATCCCCATTCGCCTTATTTTGAGAAACTTACAGGTATTGCTAGTGCACCAAAGAAAGACGGGGCAGTTCAACATTCATCATCACCACAAACATATCCATTTAGCAGTTCTAACGGAAAAACGAGCACATATGCATCGCAATACTATGAGCAGTTTGTTCCTTATGCGGAATCACTCGCGGGTCAATTATCCAATAGTGGAAATGCAACAACCATGTCTGGAACCAATGCGGCGCTCATTGAAAAACTTAATTACATTATTCATATGTTGGAAGATAAGAAGGATGAAAAAACCGGACATGTCATTGAAGAACTCGTATTGTATTGTTTTTTAGGCGTATTTATCATATTCATCGTAGATACATTTACGCGCGCAGCTTCCGGTAGTGGCGGTCGTGCAGGCGGCGGCGGCGCATTCAGTATGTTTGGAGGACGTCGTCTTTCACAGACGAGTAGTCGTCTCTATCATCGCTAAATCATTAGAAGATCCTTGCATAGAATTTCTTGATGTATAATGGCATTATATAGAATGTAATACCATTTATCTTTTGATAAAAAATGAAACGATGATGTTCCCGTCATAAGTGCATCGATGATCTGATAATTATGCGCGATTGTATCAATAGAAACAACAATCGTATCGGTTGATATTCCGGACGTGGAGGGTATAGACGACGCAGCCGCAATAAACCCGCGAACAAAAACATCACAGTCGCATAGTAGTTTATGTCGAATAGATGATTTTAAAAGCAGAATGTCTTGTCGTTCGTCATTACGAGAATGTCGACGAATCTTATCATTCGTCGCCGTCGCCGTCGCCGCCGTGGATCGGTTTACCCGTTTCCCAAACGCATCATATATTGGACGCGTGACCGGTGGCAAATATTTAACGACTGCAGTAGATGTTCGAGAGATATGATCATGTAGGGAAGATATACGATTTCCGATCGTCTTATTCGTCTTTGTTTTCATTTTTGTATTCCATTTGATCGTCGGGCGAACCTTCAACCATGACGGTTCAAAGATATAAACGGCCACGACGCGCATATGATTCAGTAGTAGCATATAGATCGTGTATATTCCTCCTTGCACGAGAGATTGCAATTGTGTAAGTTCGTTGAATATACTGTATCGAAAATCTCTCATGCATTCATTTACGAAGGTGTAAAAAAGAGCAAAGTTCGCCGATGAGATTTGAACGAGTGTTATTCCATTCCCGAGAGATGACATAGAACGCAACGACGAAAGTCTCATCCCATGAAACATATAGGTATACACTGTCGTGAATGGAATGACAAATCGTGGGATTTCACGGTATCGATATAAGGTTTGCTCCCCTGCAATCTCTCGACTCTTCTGAATATATTCGGTTGTTTCAAGAAGTTCGAGAGATTCACGTTCATTTGTGATATAGTTGGTCCACGCCAGATGTTCACATACATAAATAGATACGGATTGATGTGGAACATCCGTTTTCGTCCCACTGAAAGAAATCATGATCCTTGGCGTTAAAATACATACTCCCTTGATATTGTCGGTTGTCTTATCTGCAAGAACTCCAATGAATACCGAGAGACCATGCGTCTCTTGTGAGAGCATGTATTCAAATTTATCGGGTGGAATATATTGTATATCGCTGCCGTAGTTGCCGCCCTCGCCGTCTTCGCCGTCTTCGCCGCCATGTAACAAACAACGCCGTCTAGTTGGTGCGACCAGTTCTATCTCTCGGCGCGATAAAAATGCCGCGAGTTTTTCATATGGCGCGTCGATGATGGATTTGTTACTGCCCCCGTATACGATAACATTTTTATGATCGACAAAGTGTAAAAACGGATACACCACCGCATTATTATAGTGTTTACCGAGAGATAATGGATTCATAACACTTGTATTCATGCACCCATCCCCCCCACGTAAAAAACGCCGCAGCGTGAATTGAAATGTGATGGGTTGATTATACCAGAATAAGTATTTGAACTTTAATACACAAACACAAATGACATAGAAGACACAGATACATGCGATAATATAATGAAAAAAAAATGGTGGCCAGTGATACAATTCACCTACATTACCAATGATTCCTTCGATTCTTTCCATTTACAGATTTCATTATATTACAATCATAAAAACCATGGTTCGTCGTTACGCGACCTTTTTCAAGATATACAAATACTGATACTCATTCAGAACGTGCACCAAATCAACCTGCCCAGTTACCGTAAATCCGACCTCTTTTGCAATTTCCAACATTTCGCGATTTGTCGGCATATAATACGTGTGAATATTCTCTCGGACTTTCCCTGTTTTATCGTCGGTGATCTTCTCAACAAACTTGCCAATATTCTTTTCACCCGTGCTTTTGTTTGTTTTAGCGCCGGCGCCAGCGCTACCTTTTGTCGGAGGCGGAGCAGTGAAATCCGACTTGTATTTAAAACTTCGAAACTTCACGATCGAATTCGTAATGCGTTCTTTTGCATAAGTTTGCGGGTTTACAATAAATAATGGTTTACCACCCGGAACAATCGGATCAAAATGATTACGATCTACCAAATGAAGAATAAGATACCCTTCTGGTTTCAACCAGTGATAGCAATTTCGTAAGAATGCGCGCTTATCCTTCACATAATACACCGTAAAATAGAAACATGTAAGCACATTGAATTCTTCTTCACTAAATAACATTGGCTTCATAAAATCGCCTTGAATAAATTTCGACGACGGATATGAATCTCTCGCATTCTTAAGCATGGCGACCGATTTGTCACACCCAATAACAGATTGAACGCCCTTGTGCTGCAACTGATCTACATGATGTCCGCGACCACAACCTAGATCGCATACTTTGAAATTCTTTTTATCCTTTTCATTACCTTTTAATGCGCCGGTAATGTGAATGATTTCATCCACTTCGGCTTCTATTTTATTCGGTTGAATAAAAAGTTCATCATAGATGTCCGCATAAAAATCATCATAGATCGCGTCATTCTCGTAGACGCGATACTTGTCTCTTTGCTCGAATCCTTCCGCATGAACCGAGAGATCGCGCTTAATAAAACAGAGCACCATTAATAATATAAGCATAATAGTTAGTATCTCCCATCGAGTTACGGATTGAATATAACTTGAAAATGACTTGTACATCCTATCGTAATTCTACTCCTATCGTAGTTATACTAGTATTTCAATATAAAATATTATTAGCGTTATTCTCGCACGAATAAAAACCGAAGAATGAATAACGACAGCGTCCATGTCCGATCCCAACGAAATCAACGATATTCGAACGGATAGTGATTTTCGCGGCATCACGTTTTCATCCTATAAAAAAACAGATGTGCGAAAAGAACTATTGAATAGTTTATCCAGTTCTAAAATAGAACCATCGTGTTATTGGAGTGCAGAACTCGTGTGTTCTGGTCACTATCTCGAATTATGGGATATCATTATTACTTTTATAAGTAAATATATTCATTTAGCCAACCCTAAACTACCGCTTTATATCGAAATGCGATATGAAAGTTTCAAGTCGATTATATCAAATGGATATAGTGGAAATGAACTCCGTCTTAGAAATCATCAAAAGATGCGGACACTTTTTGCAGAAATGGTATGCGTGCTTGCGAATTCTAAACGGCAACACAAATACGAGAGTGTAAAAATTAAGAAAAAGGAGGAATATGATATTGCGACCATGTCCCAGCGTCTGAAAGCGCCACGCGTAGATTATGCACAAGAGTTTTTTCGAGAGAGAGATCCAAAAGAGATATTTATTGCAATGAACGAATTCGCGTATCATATCTCTCGTGATTCTAAAAATACACTTCTTGCATGTTATTGGGTAGAATGGATTGTAGAATTCGAAACGATTTGTAAAGTCAAGAAAGAGACATGTCGATGTGAACGTCGGTCGCACATTCCAGTGGATGATAAACTCCAATTTGATCCCATTTGGATGATATGGGATATTATTCTTGCACGATGCAGTAACACCGATGATTATTCACCACTTACCCAAAAAATCGTGAATAGTCTATTACGCTTGTATTGCATCCGTTTTACTCCGGGGGTCCGTAAAAAACGCCGTTATATCATTTATTTTGCAATATCACTTCTTACTACGGAATATGATAGTAAAATAGAAATGATCAATGATAGGTTTGTCATTGAAACTGCTGTTGAAAACATTAATTCTGTATACAAGCAAATTAAACAGCATGAGATTAGTCCAGATACAGATTATCTATTCTCGTCGGCCGGATATAAAGGGGATAAGAATGGTGATTTAGAACGCACAATTAAACGCCTTGAAACATTAAATGCAATGAATACTGTCGTAAGAAAGACTCCAAATGATGAAACGGATTCTCCGAATCCTATGATACCGCAGCCACGTAAATATAATCCATATGAATAATGTATGTTATATATAGTATAATGTCACTTCCTAGTTTTAAATTCACAAATATTGGCGCATCCACCGGGAATGAAAATGTAATTCGCGGGTTGTCATCTCGACCCAAAATGGATAAAGGTAGTAATATATTATCAAATATTACTGAAAATGCGCAAGATACATTCAAAAAAGTCAAAATGCCGGATATTTCTCTCGACATCGACAGAAGCGCGATTGATTTTGACTCTGATGATGATGATGAAAGTTTTTTCTCATTCGCAACCCTACTCAAAGTGATTTTGATTATTATTATACTATGGTTTATGTGGAGTAGTTTATCTAGTAATAGCGAATTTCATTTAGGGATGGGTGAAGTGGGAGATAAACTTAAATCATTTTTTAAGACAATGGAGGAGAAAGGGCGTGAAATTATATCTCGTATCACAAATAATCCGGTCACGGCGTCATCCTCTGTAGGTCAAGGTGACAGCGATAGCGACAGTGATAGCGACAGTGATAGCGACAGTGAGACGAATAATGGTCCAAAGATTCCAAAATCAAAAACTGCATCAGGAGTTCGTCACCGCCCACCTGTTCCACCAGAAATGTCGAATAGTTCAGATAAAAAACCAGGATTCGTAAATGACGATACAAAATATACATTTTTAGATAAAGCCCAACGAAATTATTCAGGACCGTCACCTCGTGCAGATGATGCAAGTAGCGTGACTCAAAAACATCAATCAGGCAAATCTGGTTATTGTTACATTGGCGAAGATCGAGGATTTCGGAGCTGTGCAAAAGTAGAACCTGGAGATAAATGTATGTCTGGACAAGTATTTTCAAGACAAGATATATGCGTAAATCCTACACTTAGAGAATAAGACCATTATAATCTTATTTCAGGTGAATAAGAAAATGCATCACTAGTTCTTTCTTCACCAGTCAAACTAAAAACTAGAGTAATTTTAATTTGTGTGTAAATCTGACCGACCGTTATAATGAAATCATTATTGGATGATAACGCTGGAATACGAATGATATGGTCTCCGGTTCCTGTAATAGGTTGGTTGTTAATATTCCTAAAGACCTCGTATGGCAAACTTAAACCAAGAACTCTAACTGTGGATATAGTATTTTCATCAACCCATGGTTTAGTAATAGAAAATTTCAAATCTGCATACTGTAACCCATTAGCATAATATCCAGTAATGCTTTGAATGATTGGTTGTTGGGAAGTAGGTTTAAGTGTTACAATGGTTGCCGCACTTTCATTACTATTTAAATATCCATTAAACGCCTGCATTGTAATAGAATAATCACCGCTTATTAATTCAGATTGACCTAACCTAGTAATATTCAAATTATATGAAGTTATACTAGTAGATGAATTTGAGATATCATATGATATCGTAATAGGTTGGATAGAAGAACCCGTTGGTGGAGTAATTGTTATATTGTAAATGGTAATGGGATTACCTCCGTTATCAGGTTTACTCCAAGCAACATTTATATAATTTCTTGGAGTAGTTATTATCAGTGTCGGTAATAACCCGTATTTAGACGTTGCTATAATATTTAGTGGAACACTTGGTTTCATTAATGTTCTCCCTGTAATAATCGCAGATTCGGGTCCAACGCCAATCGAATTAATTGGTTCGATCTTGATATCATATTTGTTTTGGTTTTCCAAGTTTCGTAAAATAAATTGACGCTGTTGAGCGTTGCTTGATGGAATGATAATATTACTTAAATCGAGTGTCTGTTTTGTCCATATAAGCGTAGGAACCTTGCGAAAATAGAGATTGTATTGGCGAATAGATGGTCCGATAAATGACCCAGCGCTAGATCCAGTATTGATAGGGTCTGACCATGTCAAATCTATCATCAAATTTTGACGTTCATCTGCTGAATTTGTAAATCTTAAATTATCGATAATCGATGGAACTGCTGATGTTTTCACAATGATTGTTGCAGGAACACTCGATAAACCACGTTCATTACCCGAAAACACGGAAATATAATAAATCGTATTTGCGCGGATTTCAACATTGTTGTCCGGTATTCGTTCAAATATTACAGTATTTCCATTTATTTCACCTGATAATTTGTTATATGATGCGGCAGCCGCCTCTTCCGCATTGGTTGGTCTATACGGAAACACACTCTTATAAGGCGCCCATTTATTATTATCTTCAGAGAAGGTGATAACATAACCAACTATGGGTAATCCGCCATTCGAATCGGGAGCGTCCCATTCAAGCGTGACTTTGTTATTGACATTGTCAAACGATTTAACACGTAGATTCGTCGGTTCAGTTAAAATAATCGTTGGCAAATTGGACGGAACTTGAAGTCCAGCTTGATATTGATATGTGCGCTTATAGTTATATAAATTGATAGAAGCGTCATAACACAACAAGCGTTCTTTTCCTGGAACTCCACACGCTGTCGTTAACCCACATGATAACCGATTATTTGCACTAGTTGGAGGGCATACTAACGTAGTTATACCCCCGATTGTCTCACTTATATAATTCCGTTCATTTCCAATTTTACGCATTAATTCTCCACGCGACGCCTTTGCGTATTTCTGACTCTTTGTAAGTCCGCCGACATTTTTATTGTATTTCAGAATTTCGACCTTTCGTCGCATATCATATACTTCATCCACTTCACTCCCAGTGAGCATCCGATTATTTACATTATCAAATAAGTTTGAAGAACGACATTCTGGTTTGAATCGTGTCCAAAAATTACGATTATATGGGTTTGCGTAGAAAAGATTATAATTACAATTCATAATTGACGAAGTTATATTAAAAATATTCACATCAAAATTCGCGGATTTTTCGTTGAAATTTGTTGTTGCAATTTGGGTAATCGTTACAGTAACAACGCCAGGTCCATATATAAATGCAGTATATACCGACCCAGCAGCAACTATTTTCAATAATTCAACGTCAGATGATCTAACCGTAAAATTGGCTTCTGGATCGGTATTAGTAGACACAGGTAGTGTAATAACAAACGAACGTTCTGATGTCATTTTATTCATATCGGCCAATCGATAGATTGTTGTAGATATCCCAGTATTTATAGAAGGGATTTGACCTGTAAATGTAGGCGTTGATTTGATAATATTCAATTGTATTGTCATCGTAAATCCAGTCGAATCACCGATTCTTTGACTTGAACGGTCATATATTGCGGTTTCCTCTTGGAGAAATTTGATCGGAATCGGACTATATGTTATCTTATCTGCATTCAATGTAACCTTTTTAAAGATAATTCGGTTCCCAGATATAGTGATGTTATCATTACTAAACTGAAATGAACGCACCCCATCCAGTTTCAAATAATAAATAATATTATCGTAGTCATCTGTCCCTACATTCACATTTTTACGGGTCGTTATCGCAAAATCAGAAAAATTAAGATCTAATTTTCCATCTAGATACTCTCGTGTAATAATACCATTGACGTCTGCATTTGGAATTGTATACCTTCCGGCGCCATAAAATGGTTTTATGGACAATGATGAACTTGCTTTTATTATCGTGATTGGAACAACTATCTTCTTTTCAGCATATGAAATCGTATCATCACCTACTCCCGACGCGGTATACGCGGCCTGTTTCATTTCCATCCGGAAGGTTGCCTGTCTTTGTCCATAAACAAATCCATTTAATGCATCATAAATACCATTAATGACAAGTGCATTGCGATAAGTAAGGGCAACAGAACTACCACCACTATTTACAGGAGTTTCAACTGTATTATATGGCGACCCGGACGACTGTGGAAATACAGTATAATCACGGTCAAACCTTATAACCGAAATTGCAAAATTATTCGTCGGAAATGAAAAGACAATATCATTTTTCTTATTCGTGGATTGCAGATTGATCAATGGGATTACTCCGATAAGCGTTTTACGCATACTTACAAGTTCAGGCGGCACATTTTCAATCATAAATGTCCCTTCAATCATCGTAAATGTCGTAACATAGTTTAATGAATATATATTGTTCGTCTGTGTAATTCCACCGACACTACTGGTTGAATCTAAATATACATCACCATATACAGGTTGCCCGTTGACAGTCGTAACCGATTGATACAATGACGGCGTCCATACTGGCGGTGGAGGTGTTTCTCCCATTTATTCTATTTTTTTACACGTATATCGCGCGATTGCTGATATGTAAATGTAAAAAAATATTATCGCATATACCAACTATTCGAGAGATAGTTCAAATTCTTTGGATTGTTTGTATCGTCCCCTGTATTGGTAACCATCTTCATATTTGGACCTTCGTCCAGAATGCTCTTGATTTTATTCGACCCGATGGAATAATTGAAATATTGAATAGTAGATATGTATCCATTAAACCGATTGGTTGCTTTACTTTCACCAATGTTTATCTTTCCGTAATTTTGAAGCGGTATACCGACTGTTTTGCGACGCTGCGCCAGGCGACCATTTATATACAAATCGATCACGTTATTTGTAACACGAATAACGGCGTTCACCCATTTTTTCATAGGAATATCGGTTGTAATCAGTTTCTCGTGTAAATTATTCTTCTTATCAGAACTGTTATTTTTACCACTAACATCGACAAGGGCAAGTAATGTAACATTGACACCTTTGTCTTTTCTATCTGGATTTGTCACAGTAGTGTCATTTGAAAATTTGACATACAATCCCGGTGCATTATTGGGGTAGTATATACCATCGACAGTTGATTTGGTTCCTTGCCCACCTTTGCTAAATATTCTTGAGTATTGGTCTTTTTGAGATGGGACCTCATTAATCAAAAACCATGTCGACCATGTATATTCTAAACCACCATCTTCATTCATTGATCGAGAAACAAGAATTGAATCTTTTTTGGCCGGATCTTGTGAAATATATTTTACACCATTTTCAGTATTATATGTGCCATCCAATACAAATGGTGACAACGATGGAAGCAATAAATACGATACGCCGATGATCGCCAGTTTGATTGAAACAGATAAGACGATAAACACCATCAAAACAAAGGCGAATTTTGCAACAAGACTATTCGACTCCATAAATTCTTTTAATCCAAATCCGCCACTTCCCGATGAAGAAAGACCCGCATCGCCTGGTTTTGAAAAACTTGAAGTTATATTATTCAAAAATCCACCACTGTCGCTTCCACTGCTTCCGCTGCTTCCACTGCTTCCACTGCTTCCACTACCGTCACTCATTATTTATAGATGCTTTTTTATATTTATTACTATATATAACTAATAAAAAAAACAATGTATTCATGGAACATAAATACATTGTTTACAGACTGTCTTCGAATTTAATTATGTGCTGACACTAGCCTGTTCCTGATTATCTACAATGAAACTCAATTTAACCTTGTATTTATTGAGAAGATCACTCCAAGGACTTCCACCGAATCCTTGTGCGTAAATATCCCAGGCTTCTTGTGGCGCTATCGGATCAGCCTTCAATTTAACATTGGTGATGAAACCAACATCATCTGAAAGTCGGGCAGCGTCGCCTAAAATAATTGTAGTCGTTTCATTGAGTTTTGATCCTAAATTTACAACACATGATTTTACTAACTTACCATCTACATAAACATCCATGGCTGAACCGTTGAAACTAACAATGAGGTTCACCCATTTTTGTAGAGGAAAATCGGAAATATCGCAATCTAAATCAGGTTCAGATTTTCCCGATCTTGGTAAAATCTGGATGATGTTTGTTTCGGATTGAAACCTGATTTGGAAGATTGTCTCTGTATTCTTTTGAAATTCAATGACCTTGGTTCCATTAACCCACTTCTTGATGTAAAACCAAATCGAAATTGCGCTATTCGCCTTAAAACTACTCGGTAAGTTGGAACCTTGTAGTGTGGTTGCATTGCCCCATTTTTGCATACTTCCTAAACTTGTATACGTAGTTGTCAAAGCCTTGAAAATAACATATAACAATAGAAGAATTACGATGACTGCGAGAACGAGTTTGGAATTCATTTATATATAATAATTATTCGTATAAATATTATACATATAATAATACGTAGCGTAAATAGGTAGATTTGTCCTATCATGAATATACATTTGTTGAACCAGTTGATTTGACTTCATCTTCCACCGTCTTCATTCCACCAATCATAGGCGGATCCTGTGTTTTCAACATATTATAGGTCCATCGTATCTGTTCTTTTGTAAGAGGGATTTTATGGAACGCGAAATTGCAAATACGTCCGTTTAATCCTTGGTTATTATTTGTATCTCCAATTGTGATAGATTTTAATTGAATATCTGGCATAATGAATTTGCTCTTGAATATCAATTTATTATTGATGAAAAAGTCCATATTTTTTCCGTCATAATTGATGACAAAATAGTTCCACCTTTGAAGAGGAATATCTGCGTCCAACTCTTCACCTTCTATTGTCATCTGCAGTGCTGTCTTCTTTTGTTCGGATGATCGTTGCGCTATAGCCATCGCATTATTATTTGACCTAGAATTATAGATTTCTTCGATTCTTGGAACATTACCAGCGTTACCGCCTTGTTTCGTATCAAGTGTATTACAAAAGATCTTCAGTTCATTTTTCGATGGATTATATGTCATTTTTGGAACATCTCCGAAATTGAATATTTCTAAATCACTCGATGCAGTTGTTACATTATTGTTTAAGAAAAACCACCCGGAAATTCCATAATTGTATCTCTTTTTCTCTTCAGGAGGGCAGTTGGCTGCTGCATCTTCTGGTGTTCGGTCAATCCTTGTATTATGGTATATGAAAATCTCCTTACTTTGTGTCGTGAGATTTGTATCATACTTCTTTTTGATGGATATAGGAGCCGCGACAATTTGTGACGATGAAGCACCAATATAATTCACTAGGTAAGGTCCACCGTATAAAATGGCGATAAGCAGTAATTCGATTGCGACGATGATCCAAATTGTGCGACTCGTATCTCCAACAGTGCCTTGAAAATTTTGAACAAGATCTAAGAAGAGACATGGGATATAAATGATGCACGCCCACAATAATTTCAATAGTTTCACACCGAGAATCGATTTTGTTAGATGGAATATGAACATGATCACAATGAGCGCGACCATCACACCATGCTGTTTGTAATAGGCGAGAACACTTAATACAATTAAAAATACAGTATTGATAATAAAACGTATGTTCGATAAAAGACTCGGGGCATTATTTCTTTCTGTATTTTCTTCTGATGATTCACCACCACCAAGTTTTTGTGGTAATTTATTATCCACGAATTCTAAGATGTAATGAAAAAATAATATCAGAATACCCAATACTGTCATTCCAGTTACAGACATCCGATTCTTGTCATCTTTCTCGGTGTCATATATCCAAACAACAATCATCAATACGATATAGATAATATGTGTCATTCCGAATGTGAGTTGGCGCATTGGATTATTCGAGTCTTCTGGTTTAAAGTCATCGAAAAGATAGTCCTCTGGATTTTTTTGGTTCGCCGTTTTAAATTTCTCTCGGAGATAGGCAACAAGACCGGCAATCCCGACGATTCCGATGATGGCGTACATTGTATATGCGGTTGGACTGCTCAATTTTTTAGTAATATCTTCATAATTTGAGGCGTCTGCTCCGGGTTGTTTGATATCTGCGTCAATTTTGTATACGGTATAAATAATTGTCAATATCAAAACCACGAATGCGATGACAATGAAGATGACCTTGAAGAGTTTTCCTACTGCATTCACTTTGGTTTGATCAACTGATTCTGACGCTGCTGCGGTATCATCAGGAGCAGCAGCAGCCGCAGGATCCTTTGGCGCCGAGGTAACTGTCGTGACTGCACTCTTCGATGTAACTACATCGGCCGGTATCGGTATGTTACCTAGACCAAACAAACGAAGATCGGTTCCTCTCTCGTTATCGCTGGTAGCTGCCTTCCATTTTGTAAAATCCCATTTTGTCCTCTCCTCTTCGAAAGATTTTGTCCATTCAGGATTATCAAATTGACGTCCAATAAACCATGGAATGAAGTATATAATGAGTTTGAATACAGATAACAACAATAATGGAACCAAGTATGCTGAAGTAAAGAAGAGTCGTAAAATGCGCACAAATACACCGTCTTTTTCAAAGTCGGAATGTGGTTCTCCTTTCCATGAATGAAAAAATGCAGGAACGCAACAAACCGCAAAAAGTAAAACTGCAGTAAAGATCCAACCCCAGTTATCTGGAAGAGGCGTGTTTTGTGATAGATTTGTCCACATCCACGATAATCCGACAATGGCCACAACTAGAAATCCTACAATTCCCGCAACCCAATTAGAGATCCCTGGTTTCGTATTTTCTTTATACTGCCACACCTGAATGGAATCGATAAATTTCGTGATTACATCGAGTCCTCGACTACCGGGTTCTTGAATCATTGGCAGTAATAATATTGCGCATAATACGAGACCGACGATAAATACGATGAAAAATGTATCAAGGAGTTCTTTTACTTTCGGGAACATATCACCACGAAACGATTTCGCAATCCATTCCATCGTTGCTTCTGATGTGGTTACTTTCGTGAATAGCATGGACACACATAGAATGATAAGTATAATGGTAAAGAAAGGGATCCAACGTGAGGATCGGGCAAGTTTCACTGCGAATTCACTGAATTTATCTTGATCACTAGCACTCTCATTCGACTCTATTATTTTATCCCACTGATCCCCAGTTATGTTTTCGATTTTTTCCGGTTTATTTGTTAATGCTTTATTCAATATTTCATTTTTTATGAAATCTGTTTTCTTTTCACAATCCCCCACAAAAATATGATGTATCTTGGCAGGTAACATCTGACATTCCGCAATTTTCATTTTTGCAGCGTAAAACAACCCGATAACTATTGTAATCACCAACGCAAAACTGAGCAAAGTGTTATTGATATCTTTAACAATTTTGTCGTTTGAATTATTGAGTTCATTCATTCGTTGCTGCATTTTCTCATTAATTTTTGCATCCGTGATATCCTCCGGTTTACCTGATTTTTGTAATTCCTTTGTAACTTCTGCTTTTACTTGTTGATAATAGGCGTTTCCGTTATTTGCGTCATCTTTGGTTAAATCAAAATTCGATTTTTCATTCAATGTGACGAAATTCAAAATAATGACGCCAATAACTCCAACTGCCAAGACTAATCCACTTCCTTTGAATAACGTGAATTTGCTTAAATTCCCTAACGCCATGAAGAGAGTTATAGCAGCAAGAACCATATAGACGATTCCGTGCGCTACAAACATATTTTTATTATCATCATCGGTTCCTGTTCTTGAGAAGAAAATAATACCAACTATTAACGAAATTACGAATGGAACATATTTAATATTTGCAGTAATTACGTTGCTCCCATCGCCGGCGACAGGATGAAACAATTTGAATCGGTACATCATATACAATCCGGCTAGTATTGCGCATACCTGCATTATTAATCCTGAATTCAAAACGGTATTTGCAATGGATAGTGAATTTTCTTTCGTAGAAGAATCATTTACTTGGTCTTTCTCTACAGATTTGAGACCTATACTAGCGCCTATAATAGAGAATCTCGCGATCAAGTATATACCAACTACTGATAAAAGTAAACCACTAATGATCTTAAAGGTAGTTGAATCAAATATTGTTTTATCATGATTATTATCAACTGGTGCCGCCGCCTCTGATGATGATTGTCCTTTAAATCCTTTCCACAAAAGAGATAATAATGTAATCCCACCAAGACCAGTAAATCCATAACCAACATAACTTACAATATTTTTATTGCTTGATACGCTAGCCAATGTATTACCAATTTGATAACTCGATATACCAACAGTTAAACCGATCCCCAACACTACAACACAAACAACAATAATTATGATCATTGTGTTTGATATTTGAGGCAGTTCCCCTTTCGGTTCAGTAAACAAAGGGTTGCCGCCCTTGTCGTTTTTCTCTTTCCAATCCACATAAGAACGAATATCCCCAGAATACAGCCATATTGCAAATAATATACTAGTTATCAACAATATAAATGGTTCTAGATGTTTGGTGAAGATTTCCCATGTAAAAAATCCAATCAAAACAATTACTGAAATAATAATCAATGGCAATAAGTCTATTAATTTTGATAAGGAGAATGATTGTTCAATTGGTGCTGGTGCCTCCATTAATATTTATATTTATAATGATAACCAACCACACAGTTATAATTATAAGATATAATAATGCGAATAAGAGTTACGCTGTTTTCTATAAGAAGGTCATTGCCGTCTTTTTTCCATGACAATCCCGACATAACGCCACTAAATTATCTACATGGTTGGATCCACCATGTTCTAAAGCTATGACATGATCAACTTCGAACCACGCAGGTAATTGGCGCTGGCAATCTCCACACTTCCATCCTTGTTGTGCGGCAACATATTTTTTCTTAGTTTCACTAACGCTGCGTTTGCTAGACCCTTTGCCAGAGTTAAGAACCCGTCTCTCGGCAGCGCTGATAGGTTGCGCTGTATTTAATCCTATTGTGCTCATCATCGCGCCGCTCGTCGCCCCGCCGACCATCGCCCCGCTGCTCGTCGCCCCACCGAGGTTGGGAGGCGTCCGACCCGTCATATCGAAAAATGGCGTTATCATATCTGCCGTCCCCTTGCTTATCGGCATATACTTAATAATATCATTGGCGTGATATAATAATTGCCTAGAGTTTTCAGGATTACGGCGCAAGAACATAAAAAGCGACAATCCGATGAACCCAAATGTCGCCATTTTAATCCATTTTTGGTTGCTTTGAAATAACTTGATCATTTGACCGTCATAGTATGTATTTGCAATTAGAATTGCAGTAATAATAAACACAATGTATTCCGTCTTTATCATATTGTGTATTGGTATGTATGTATGTATGTATTGGTTATATATAGTATGGATTATTTCGCCGGTATATTACCGGTTATGGTAATAATACGCTGCATATCCTAGTCCAACCATCATTAACAAATACACTAACTTCTCTCGATACTTCAATTCTTCCATGATTTGAATTGGTTTCGGTCGGTAATGAAGGTAATATTTCTCGAGTGCGTCATGTAGCGGAAGTTCATCCTTCATCAAGATGACATTATATCGATTGTGAATGAAATGAACCCATCGAATATACGAATCGCGACTGTCCAAATAGGGTCGAACCGGGTATTTGTCTAACATGCGATCGAATTCGGCCGACATTTCGGGATCTGGAATAAGCATCGAGAAATTCTGGATGAAGTCATAGTATTTTTTACGCACAATGTCGTTCACGTGATCTGGATAGTTGACAGCCGACGTCATTAAAACAAACCAATAATGCGGTCCCCATATCTTCGCATCAAGTTTTAGCATTGCTTACTATGAAATGACATAAAAACAATGACATAAATACGATAAGTCAAAATGGATCATGAAATAAAAAATACACATGATGAAGTAAATTCTTCAGTGGTGGTGCGTGAATTGCAAGGTCACGCAAAAAAAATAAACAACCCTAAATCCGCATTATCTTATTCGGAAATAATTCAGTTACGGCAAAGTAGACAAACTGGCAGTATAGGTGGAGGAGACAGTGGCGGTGGCGTAAATGACGCCACCAAATATTTCTGTAATAACTGTAATCGGAATAATCATGTCTATAATAATTGTCGCGCCCCGATTACAAGTATTGGTGTGATTGCATTTCGGTGTGGGGAAACAGGACCCGAATTTCTTATGATCCGCCGCCGCGACTCATTCGGGTTTGTAGATTTCATTCGTGGTAAGTATTCGTTAAACGATGAGGCGTATATCCAGCGCATTATCGACGAAATGACAATCGTCGAAAAGTCAAACCTAATGCGTCTTACTTTTGAACAATTATGGCGTTTGTTATGGGGAGAGTATACACGCGGTAGTCAATATAAAAATGAAGAACATGTCTCGTATGAAAAATACCGGCATGTGCTTAGTGGGATTCGCACGAAAGATGGGCGTATAAAAACACTCCAGCAATTCATCGACGAATCTACTACACAGTGGACCGAGACGGAATGGGGGTTTCCAAAAGGGCGCAGAAATTACAACGAAAAAGATCTGCCATGTGCGCTGAGAGAATGTCTAGAAGAGACTGGGTATGATATCACTACCGAAAATGTTATCCAAAATATCGCGCCCTTTGAAGAGATATTTATGGGGTCGGATATGAAATGTTATAAACAGAAGTATTTTCTTGCAATGGTGGATTTAGATAAGAAACCGAAAAAAGCGCATGACATTATGGAAGTTGGTCTCATGAAATGGATGACATTTGATGAATGTGTTCAAGCAATAAGACCTTATAATTTAGAAAAAATCGGTATTGTTCGTAAAGTCAATAACATATTGTCCCGCTATAGAATTTTTTGAAATACGTAGTTCGACTGTATTTATCCTTTTTATTTCGTATAGTTATATAAAGGATAACTGATTCAATACTAATAATGGAAAATCAGGGTATCGATGAAAATGAAAAAAATGTGCCGATGGAAATGTCGGTGGCGTCGGTGGCTGCTGCTGCGCTTGCAGTGACGCCGCCTGGACCGGTAGATGCACCGCCAAAGAAAAAGAAGATATTACGCATGATGAAATCGAAACCCGGCGCTGGCGCTGGCGCTGCTGCTGCCCCGGTCATCACACCCCGAGTGAATATCGAACGAATGAAGAAAGACCTTGAAGAAGGGCGGCAACGCCTTAAACCAGAAGAACTCAATAATCCATTTAGTAAGGAGTTCAATAAACTATTACTGAAAAAGGAATTGCTAGAACGAGAGATGACAATACATGATATTGGAATATTACCTGGCAGTGACAGTGACAGTGGCAGTGAAGGTGCTGCTGCAGGAAAAGGGTTATATCCTACCTTGAATGATCCGAATTTTAATACCAAAATCGCGCTTCGTAAAGAGTTTTTCGATACCAAGATGGATGTTGATAATACAAAAAACGTGGAAGAAGAGGCCGAAATTTTGTGCAATGCGCAGATCGAACTTGCACCGAATCAGCAGTTCGTCCGTAATTTTCTTTCTGTTGAAACACCGTATAATAGTTTGCTACTGTATCACGGACTCGGAACGGGGAAGACGTGTTCCGCCATTAGTGTTGCAGAAGAGATGCGCGATTACATGAAACAAATGGGAATCAATCAACAAATCATCGTGATCGCATCCCCAAATGTACAAGAAAATTTCCGCCTACAACTCTTTGATGAACGAGAACTTCGAGAGATTGAACCGGGGGTTTGGAATATTCGCGCATGCACTGGAAATAAATTTATCAAGGAAATAAACCCGATGAATATGAAGGGGTTTACACGCGATAAAATTATCAAACAGATTCGCCGTTTAATTTCATCACATTACTTGTTTTTTGGGTATAATGAATTTGCGAATTATGCACGGACGAATGCATCAAGTATCGGTCTGTCACAAGATGATGCGGTGATACAGGAGGTGCGGCGTAAATCAGGTGCAGCAGCAGCAGCGTCAGGAATAAATGCTGTCGTCGCATCGGTTGCCAAAAAAGGTCGTAAATCGGCTGCTGAACTGACCAAAGCTGCTGATATGGAGACACTTGCGATCGAAACACTATCTGTTACAAAATTGCGTAAATTGTTCGCAAATACATTGATTATTATCGACGAGGTTCATAATATCCGTATTACTGATGATAACCGCGATAAACGTGTTGCGAAGATATTGTTCCAGATTGTTCAAAAGGTGAATAATGTGCGTCTTTTGCTGTTATCAGGAACACCGATGTACAATAGTTATAAAGAAATTGTATGGTTGATAAACCTGATGAACCTGAATGATCGTCGTGCAACCATTGATATCGCAGATGTGTTTGATGAACGCGGAAACTTCCGTTTGGATGCAGAAGGTCGAGAGATTGGTATGGAACTTCTTATTCGAAAATCAACAGGGTATATATCATTTGTTCGTGGTGAAAATCCGTATACATTTCCATATAGGATATTTCCGAAAGAACACTCGCCGGAACATTCGCTTCTTATCCGCACAAATGGTGGCGCTGGATATCCACGAACCCAACTCAATGGACGTCACATTGATCAACCCATTGAGCACATTGACGTATATATGACGCAAGTCGGGGATATACAAGAAGCTGCGTATCGGTTTATAATTAACGATATGAAAGCCATGTATATTTATAAAAAGACTGCAATGGTCCGTAGGAAAAAGGTTGCGGCAGCAGCAGCTGCGGTAGCGACAGAAGCCTCTGGAAAAGGAAAAGGAAAAGGGAAAGGGAAAGGCAAAGGCAAAGGAAAAAGCGAAGACCCGGTCGAAACTTCTGCAAGAGCCGGCGCCGGCGCCGCACTGAATGCGATTGACGAGACAACTGTTGTAGAATCAGTCGATTTTCCTTCATTCGAAAATATGGATACGATTGGATATGCGGTCGTTCAGAGACCCCTTGAAGCATTGAATATTGTTTACCCACATCCTTCGCTCATTGAGTATATAAATAACCCCAATGATGAGTTTGATATTGCTGCATGTATCGGGAAGGAAGGATTGCGTCATGTTATGTCATATGAAGAAACGGGTAATCCGCCAATGCGTCTGAATTTCGAATATCGTTCGGATTTTACGCGTAATTTTAGATTACCCAGCAGTGAAACGACGACAAAGACGTCATCGCGTATCTTCGCGCCAGAAAATATTGGGCGATATTCTGCAAAAATCAAAAATATATGCGACACTATAGTGAAAAGTGACGGTATCGTCCTTGCATATAGTCAGTATATTGATGGCGGAGTTGTCCCGATGGCACTTGCATTAGAAGAACTGGGTTTTACGCGGTATAGCGTTGCCGGAGGGAATTCATCGCTATTCAGAAATCGACCGACTCCGACTATAGACGCGATTACGATGCTCCCCCAACGTCAGCATCAATCTAAATTTCCAAATCAACCTTTTCGTCCGGCCAGATATTCTGTCATTACAGGCGATCCAACAATTTCGCCAGATAATCTTTATGAACTAAAAGCGCTTACAAACGACGATAATACGCATGGCGAAAATGTAAAAGTCGTTATTATTTCAGTGGCTGGAAGTGAAGGTCTTGATTTCAAGAATATTCGTCAAGTGCATATCCTGGAACCATGGTATAATATGAATCTCCTCGAACAAATCATTGGGCGCGCTATCCGAAATTGCAGTCATAAACGCCTTCCTTATTCGCATCGAAACGTTGAACTGTATTTATATGGGTCGCAACTTTCAAACCCTGAAATAGAAGCCATTGATTTATATTTATACAGACTCTCGGAGTTCAAAGCAGTAAAGATAGGCGTTGTCTCTCGCGCATTACGAACATCTGCCGTGGATTGTCTCCTCAATATACAACATAATACGCAAACTGCGGCACAACTGAATCAGGTAGTCCAGCAAAATCTCTCGTCACGTAAACGGATTGATTATCAAGTCGGTGCACGTCCATATTCCGCGTTATGCGATTATATGGAGCGATGTGAGTATACATGTCGTCCAACATTTTCAAACGGACGACCTATCCAAGAGCAAGAAGAATTATATGGTATGGGTGACGACAGCGACAGCGACAGTGACAGCGAACCACGGCAAGGCGGCAATGTTCGTCTAGATACATTCAATGAAAAGTTTATGTCGATGAATATGGACAAAATTATTCACAAAATCAAAGAGTTATACAAGGAGAGATTTTTCTACAAAAAAACGGGTGCAAGAGGAATCATCTCTCATATCAACTCAATTCGGCATTATCCTATTGCGCAAATCAATCTTGCATTAACACAAATCGTGAGTGATCCGAATGAATACGTGAATGACAAATACGGACGACTCGGTCGAGTTATTAATGTTGGTGAATATTATCTCTTTCAACCCATCGAACTCACAGATAAGCATATTACGATACATGAACGAAGCGCGCCAGTTGCTTATAAACACACATCCGTGGACTATCCACTTGCAGCCGAAGTGACCGAAGATTATCTTGGTATCGGTGATGGTGGTGTGTCTGGACAATCGTCATCGAGTGCGCCTGCCGCAGCAGCAGCAGCAAGATCAAATAAGAGTGTAGCTAGTAAAGTAAAAAAAGCAGTTGCATCTCTCGGCGCAGAAGTGCAAGGTTCATTCGAATCATCCGAGAGAATTGGCGATGCAATCGTAGTCGGACAACCCGAAGACGCAGGGTCCGACGCAGAGTCCGACGCAGGGTCTGACGCAGGGAACAAGGCCATCGATATTCTTACTAAACTTGCAAATAAATTTGAAACATGTCAGACGTTATATGATAAACCAACAAAAGACCACGTTGAATGGTATTATTATTGTGAGAAGATAATCGACCAAATCTCTCGAACAGAAGAATTTCAAATTACAAAAGAAGAAATGATCGAGTTTATTATTGCAAGACTTCTTGAAGAAATAGATAAGTTTGAAGACAGTCTTGTATTATTAAACTATCTCTACCAAAAAAATAATTATTCAATGACGACTACGGTTAGCAGCAGCGCAGGCGGCGGTGGGGCGGGGAGTGCGTCTATATCTATTCAACCGCTTATACCGTTTGAGAGAATGATCCTCAACTATTACTCACAACAAATGATACGGCGTGTATTGGTCGGACGACGAGCAGCAGCAGCAGCAGCGTCGGCGTCGGGAGCTGGTTCGACCTCATCCGTTCCACAAGATCAAGGTCTGCTATTGTTTCATGAAAAACAAAAACCGAATTACACTTTAGTTGTATTACGGTATGAAACGAGAGAATGGACAGTTGCCGAACCAGAAGATCAACGTGATTTCAAATTACTTTTAGACGAATTACAAACGAAACATATTCAAAATATAAATACTGTAGTAGGTTTTATTTCTTTATTTAAGAATGAATACCTCGTATTTAAGGTAAGAGTAATGTCGAATAAACGCGATAAGGGGGCGCGATGCGATCAGGCCGGTAAAACTGAAACCATAACATTAATCAACAAACTTCTCTCGTTAAATGAGATTACAAATGGCGATGTATATAAACTCACGAATGAAAACACCAAGTTTCGAACCCAACGCGAGTTGTGTGTATTTCAAGAGTTCTTATTTCGCACATTCAATAAAAATCGGATAAACGGTCGTAAATGGTTCTTCACGCCAAGCGAATCCATATTATGTGATATTGAAAATATATAGAAATAAAAGTATAATACTATAGTAATTACATGAATATGGCCTCCATTTCAAAATATGCAACGCCAGGAACTGCGCAGGGAGCAATTCAATCTAAACCAAAGTTGGGCATTTATACTACGATTCTTTTAACGCGAAAACTACAAATCCCATTTCGTATCATCGGGCGTAATGTAAAAGATACCCTCGAACACATTCTCTCGAAAATGGTGGAGGGAAAGTGTATGGCCGAAGGTTTTATTCGACCCGGCAGTGTGAAAATATTGACATACTCAAATGGATATTTATACGGAAAACACGCTATTTTTGATATCGTATATGAATGTCTAGCGTGTTCTCTCGTGGAAGGCGTCGTCTTTTCATGCGTGATTAAAAATATAACTCTGGCCGGTATTCGCGCCACACTCAATGAACCGAAATCACCCGTCGTCGTTTTTATTGCGCGAGATCATCACTATGACCGCGCTGATTTTACGCGACTTCAAGAAGAGGAAGAAATCCGTATTCGTGTTATCGGTCAGCGGTTCGAAATCGGGGATGAAGCAATTTCGGTTATTGGTGAGTTGGTGTAATTTTTATTATATTATTGTATTATTGTATTATACACGAAAAGTATACTACAATACCTGTTTTTGTAATGGACTATATTTTCAATTGCCTTCACTGTCAACAACCATTTGTTATTCGCGACGCGGATTTCAATTGTCGTATATTACGTCATGGCGTATTCAAGCACACTCTTCAACCCATTCCGCCTCATGCAACAAAGGATGAATGTGATGAATTCGTCCGGTCCGGAACTATCTATGGATGCGCTGGTCCGCTTCAAATCGTCAAATCCACGACTACAGCAAACGGATATGATATCATAATATGTGATTATATCTGAATAAAATTGATAAAGATATAAATGTAAAACTAGAATCCATATAGCTATCCTTCATTCGTTGTAATGGCCTCATCTGCATCATGCTCGCCATCTTCGTCTGTAAATAAGAGGACGATTCGACCGAAAAAGAAGGCGCAATCTACCGTCTCGTTAGTGATATCTGAATCTACACAAGTCGCACCGTCTACTCCCGCACCGTCCTCTACCAAAGAACACTATTGCGATCCTACCCTTTTTACGAAAAAACAAGTGAACCGAAAGTTAACGATTCCATTTTATAAAATCAAACAAGGCGTCGACGTCAAACAACTGTTGGAAAAAGAATTGGCCAAAAATTTAGAAGGTCGTTGTTCGATCGAAGGTTATATATGTCCATCGTCTATTTCAATTCATTCGTATTCATGCGGAACATTGTCTGGCGCAAATATTGTGTTTGATATTGTCACGGATTGTCTCATATGTTTTCCAGATGAGCATTCTGTGATTAAATGCGTTGCACGAACAATTACTCAAGCTGGTATCCGCGCTGGAGCAATGGATTTGAGCAAAGGATGTGTCTCTCCGATCGAAGTGTTTCTCTCGCGAGATATGAATATGAAAAACAGCGAGTTATTTGCGCGGATTGAAGAAAATGATATTCTTACTGTTGAAATTATTGGTCGCAGATTTGTGCTACATGACACACACGTTACGGTGATTGCAATGTTAATTGACGCTGAATCGCCTCCATACTCATCATGAATGTCGGTCTCAGTGTTCTTCACAAAAGAAAGGGTATAAAGTTTTGTTATGTTATTTTTTTAAACGACTACCCCGACCCTGCTGCATACATGAGTGAAAACGCTATATCCACGCCACCACCAATCATCGCAAGTCTATCCGCCATGAATGAACTACAGAATATTGCGCAACAAGTAGAAACAAAAACAAATTACTTGATGTTGCTTAAAGATGGTATCGAAAATATGCCAGTGATTCATCAGATCGAGATACTACGCATATTATACAACAAACAAACGCAGATCAATGAAAATAAAAATGGAGTTTTTATAAATATTTCCAAAATAAATGATACAACCTTACACGAATTAGAGAATTATATGAAGTATGTCATACAGCAAGAGGAACAATTAAACAAAATTGAAGAGCAGAAGCAATATCTGTCGAAGGAGTATTTTGATCATAAGACGCATAAAGATAATTCACTATAATATATAACTGTGCGCGCTGATTCAATGGCGGCGATTCCATGTTTATATAACCTTTTTTCATTCACACCTGAAAATCTAAATATTAGAATGACGTATTATGATATAGATTCGTTTAAAGAGAAATATGTCCCGTTGCCAGCGCCGGAGCCTGTTACGTTGCCGGTATCGTCATCGTCGGATACAGAATCAGACGACGATGCATCCACGTCCACGTCCACGTCAAGTAAATTGTCAGTGTTGTTGCCATGTAACTCATCTACCGGTTTTGATAGAGATACATTGATGAAATTTATAATAGCGCCTTCTGGCGCTGCATCAGATTCCCTTCTTTGGATCGCGTATATTATGATACATGGATTAGAACGATTTGAAACCATCGAGAATCATTATACCGAATCGAATACATTCAAATTCGACCTTGTTGAAATGATCCGTAAACACAAACCGATATTGAAAGCAAATAAAATCAAACTAACTGGACTTGAAGAAAGTCTAGTTCATAAACCATTTATTCATTTGGAAACAATGCAAGCAATCGTCTTATGTAAAAATATCTCATTGTGTATTGTGCAAGAAAGGAAATATTACGAAATTCAAAATGGCGCAAGCAGTGGCAGCAGCACGGCCATCATTGAGAAAATAAAAGGAAAATATGTATTATATACATGCCCTGACAAAATTAAAACCGAATACTTGCAATATATTCGCGAGAATTACTGGTTGATGGAGAGTATATCGGCGCCGATTCGCCCAATATCTGCATATAAACTGCAAGATCTCGTAGATATTTCGACGAAGTTGGGATTGCCTGTTGCAAATATTATACCAGGTAAGTTTGGTTCAATAGGAATAGAAAAACGTAAGACAAAACCCGAATTATACGAAGCAATCTGTAAATGCATCTGAGTATAAAATTGATCTATATATATGAATTAATGTATAAATAATATCCGATTCATATATATACAAATGCCAAGAAATCGTGGTGTGTCATCTTCGACAGCGTCCTCGAAACAATATGAATTCGAAAAAATTGTGTCACATTATTTAGAAGGCTTGCTTGATAAAACAGATGGTGTTCCGGAATTGGAAATACGGTTTGGGACTAGAGGAAATGCGCCAACCACGAGAGAAAATTTCGACGGAGTCATTCAGAAATTATTATCGTCGGGGTTTATCTTTACCAAAAAGAACGGGTATTCCTTGAAAATACAGAACGAGTTCATCGACCAACGAACGGGGCAAACCAAACTTTCACTGATTCGCGCGGAGATTCATGGTATCAATGATGTCCAAAATTACTGCAAGACAAATACACCAGATGAGAAATACGTTCTCTTTACACAGAAAATGTATGCAAAAACAGTTGCAGCATCGAGAACCGGAGTCGAAGGAGAAGGAGACGATTTCAGAGCAAGAGGAGGTCCTGCAGGAAATAGTAGTGGCGATACGATACATCCCGTGATATTCGATGACTTCAACTTCAAGGTAAGTTATCAACGTGAGAAGCGCATCGCGAATACATCTACATTGGCGCGTTCTATTTTGAAAACATGGAATGATAACAAGAAGACATTTCGGTATATTAATCGGAGCACGCTAACACATCCTGATTTCCCGTTTCAAATTGATATGAGTGTTGTAAAGGAGTCGTTAAAAGACCAAACCGGTTATATTTCAGCATCTACATTTGACGCTGCGAAAGTGCTTGAAAGTCCAATTCGGTATGAAATGGAAATAGAGGTGATCAATGATCTTGTTGGACCCGGAACTGCTTTCAATCACCCAAAACACCTTATGGATAATCTGCGTAAAATGATTAAAATTATGATGTCAGGGATGCAAGGAACAAACTACCCTATTTCGGTATCAGAAATACGCGGTATTCAACGTAAATATCACGATTTGATTTATCCCGACGAGACTCGCGACCGCGACCGCGACCGTGACAGTGACGATGAAAGTGACGATGACAGTCGAGGTCGCCGAGGTCGTAGAGACCGAGATGACCGAGATGACCAAGGCAATGAATCCGAACGCGAAAGTGCAAGAGTCAAAATGCTCGAACGTGAACGTGAACGCGACAGAGGAACACCCGCCATTACATTACGCCCAAAGCATTTTATCGGACCGTCTTCATATACGTTACAAATGCAAAATATTCGACCAATCGATCCTGATTCCAAGGTCCCCAATATTCGTTTGAATTATTCGGTAACAGAAAAGGCGGATGGTCAACGTAAACTCCTTTTCGTTGCACCCAAAACAGGTCATGTCTACCTGATCGACATGAACATGAACGTCCAATTCACTGGCGCAGTTTCATTAAATTCAAAACTATACAATTCGCTTTTGGATGGCGAACACATCCTTCACAGTAAAAATGGTGTCTTCATTAATGTGTTCTTGGCTTTCGACGTTTATTTCGTTCATAAAGCCGACATTCGTTCTCGACTCTTCTTCCCGTCGATCGAGGATGATCAAGTTCTCACCAATTTTCGTCTACCATTAATGGAAAGTCTCGTGAAGAACCTACAATTGAAGTGTGTTTCAGGTGGTGCAGATTCATTACCGCCTATTCGTATTGAAACAAAGAAATTCGAAATTGCATCAGAATCATCAGGAAAGACCATCTTTGACTGCTGCGCTGCTATCTTACGTAAGTGTAATGAACATCAGTTTGAATATCATACCGACGGACTTATATTTACACCGCTCGATTTTGGAGTAGGCAGCAATGTGCGCAATGATAATACAGTTGCAGGACCCTTATACAAAACAACATGGGACTATTCGTTCAAATGGAAACCGATCCATATGAATACAATCGATTTCCTTGTCACCACAAAAAAAGGAGAAGATACGGAAGATCTCGTGAGCAATGTATTCAAATCTGGGTTGGATATGTCTCGGTGTGTGCAAATCCAGCAGTATAAGACACTGATTCTGCGTGTGGGTTATGATGAGAAGAAACACGGACATCTGAATCCATGTGTTTCGTTGATTGAAGGAACTGGCGGCGGCGGCGGCGGTATCCGGGATGAACATACAACCGGTGATACATATAAACCTGCGCCGTTTTATCCCACATATCCTTATGACAATGATGCGCACATTTGCCACATTATGTTGCGACCAGATGAAGCCGGTGTGAACCAAATGATGACAACAGAAAACGATATTATCCATGATGAAACCATAGTTGAATTTAGTTACGACGAATCTAAACCGGTGAATTGGCGGTGGTCACCATTACGTGTTCGTCATGATAAAACTGCGGAATATCGCGCTGGTGGTAAAAATTACGGAAACGCCTATCATGTTGCAAACAATAACTGGCACTCGATCCATAATGCAATCACGGACGAAATGATATCTACTGGTGAGGGAATACCAGATGAATTGATCAGCAATGATATCTATTACAATCACGCTGAATCCATTGGAGGAGGGGGAGGTGTCGATGTTGGTCGCGGAACAAAATTGCGCACACTTACAAAAGGAATGCGAGATTTCCACAATTTGTATATTAAGCGAAAATTAATAATGAGTGTTGCACGCCCAGGAAACACATTAATCGATCTGGCTGTTGGAAAAGGCGGCGATTTACCGAAATGGATTGCGGCGAAACTCGGATTCGTATTCGGGATTGATTATTCAAAGGATAATCTCGAACATAAATTCGACGGTGTGTGCGCCAGATATTTGGATATCAAGAAGACCAAGCAAAATATTCCTGACGCGATCTTCATTCATGGAGATAGTAGCAAAGAGATACGCGCGGGTCAAGCCGCAATCAGTGAAAGATACCGACTTATTACACGCGCCATTTTCGGCGAAGGTGCAAAAGATGCGAGTTTATTGGGTCGTGGAGTATATCCGCATTATGGTCGTGGGGTCGAAGGATTTGATGTTTGCTCTGTTCAATTTGCAATCCACTACTTCTTTGAAAATATTATGAAACTACATACCTTTCTTCAGAATGTGTCCGAATGTACAAAATTGGGCGGATATTTCATTGGAACGTGCTTTGATGGTGCGCGTATATTTCAGGCGCTGGCGAGATTAGAATCCGGAGATGAAATCAGTGTTCTAAGCAGCAGCGCCGGCGCTGGAAGCACTAGTCACGACCCACATAAAATATGGTCGGCGCGTAAGAAATATCACCAGACCGAATTTCAACCCGACAGCAGTAGTATTGGTTATGAAATAGAAGTATTTCAAGATACAATCAATAAGTCCACCCGTGAATATCTTGTCAATTTCGACTACCTTACGCAACTTTTGGAAAATTATGGATTTGATCTCGTATCTCCAGAAGAAGCCGCGACAACACTTGTATTTCCAATGCCAGATGGAACGGCCACATTTGATGGAATGTATCACCAAATGGAGTTGGATTGTAAGAAGAAGCGTGAAGAAGTATTGGGCGCCGGAGGAGGCGCTGCATATACAGACGAAGGATGGTCTCGACAGTGTCGCCAAGAATACGGTTCTGCATTGTATATGACACCAGAAGAAAAACAGATATCATTCTATAACCGGTATTTTATCTTCCGAAAGAATCGTAACATCAATGCAAAACAATTAAAGAACAGTTTCTTGAGTTACGCTGGATTGCAAGAAGAACAGGATCGCGCGGCTGCTGGAGGAGGAGGAGGAGAAGGAGGAGGAAGAGAAGAGGAACTTGAATCCATCGCACTTGAAAAGATTGCAAAGGCGTCACGCCCTATCGATGTTGCATCGAAACCGGCAATTGCCGCCCATATTCTCGAACAACAAAAGAGCGAAAAACAGTTGACCGAAATTGCTGGAACCAGAGAAGAAGTCGCGGTCGCGGCAGCGTCAGCAAAACCATCGACTATGAAAATGAAACCAAAACCGAAAAAAGCGACTGCGACTGCGACTACGACTGCAAAGGTATCAGCAGCTGCTGCCGCAATCGAAGAAGAAGAAGCGCCATCGGCACCAATTGCACAGATCGAGAAAAAAATACAGAAACGAACAAAGAAGGTGAAACCAATCACAGAAGATGACGCATCGACAGGTGCGGCAGGTGCAGCAGTCGCCCCTGCACCACCCCCCAAACCCAAGCGTCAAACAAAGAAAAAAACTGACTTATAAACATTCACATAATAGATATACCTGATAATACATGTTTAAAAAATCGCCTAAGAATTGCTTTAAACCTGTATTGCATCATACAATCGGTTCAGCGTCATGCGCTACTACCACGCCAGACAATAACAACGATACACAGAAACCGGCCGCGAATGGACCATTCCTATCTTATTATAATCATTTTTTATTACCACAGGTTGCAATTATACATTCTGACGATGATAGTGAATATGTTCCACTTTCAGTTGATATACATCATGAAACGCCATCTACATCAGAAGAAATAACGCCAAACGATAAAAATGATCGAGTATACGTATCATCATCGGTATATTCACATTTATGCGATATCAAACAGCAGATTGAGAAATATCAGGATGCATGGGATAATATCAAAAAATTCACAAACCCGTATGAATATATTCACACGAATATATCTGGAAATAAAACAAATATAAGCAAACTGCGACCCTTATCACGGTCTTTTTATAAAATGATCGAAATCATCAAAAACAATAATATTTTATCTCAATACGCGGATACTGTGGGTTCAAAACCGGATAATAAAATGGCGATTACTACGTTTCATCTTGCAGAAGGACCTGGAGGATTTATTGAAGCTATTTCTTATTTGCGAGGGTTGGAATACCTTCGTTGCGTCAAAGATCGCGGTGACGTCGAGGGCGTTTCCGACATCCCTACTATAAATGTATCCGGTAACAGTCAACAACCAGTCCAGATTCTTAAACGAAATACAGAATTACACGACGAAGTAATGAAAGATCTTGAGCAATTGAGGACGTCGCGTCGTATCTTTGAAACGCAAAAGGTGCTTTATGATAACAGCGGGGGCAGCGGGGGCAGCGGGAGTTTCAATCCGACAACTCAAATTACGTATGGAAATGACCGATATTATGGAATGACGCTTATTAATGATGACCCAATCTGTCCTGGGTGGAAGAAGACTCGGACTTTTCTTGAAAACCATCCAAATATTATTATCGAAACTGGATCAGATAAAACCGGAAACCTTATTTCATTGGATAATTTTATTCATTGTGCGACAAAATATCGGAATAAAATGGAAATTATTACTGCGGATGGTGGATTCGACTTTTCAGTAGATTTCAACAATCAAGAGAATATGGCAACCCAACTCATATTATGCGAAGTGTTTTATGCTCTGGCGATGCAAAAACAAGGGGGGACTTTCATTTTAAAGATATTTGATGTATTTCATAAAGCCACTGTAGATATACTGTATCTCTTATGTTATTACTATAATAATGTGTCGATCATGAAACCTCACACCAGTCGGATTGCGAACTCTGAAAAATATATTGTCTGTCAAGGTTTTAAAATCGCGCACTCAGGGAAAATAATTGAACAGTTTACCGGTTTATTTTCCAGTCTATGTTCACATGAAAAAATTTTGTCGATCCTTACGCAAGACCACGACCTATATTTCTTGAACAAGATAGAAGAGATGAATGCGATGGTTAGTTTTCAACAAATCGAAAATATAACATCAACACTGTCTATTATTACAAATCATCGCAACGCGGAAAAATTAGACCACTATAAGAAAACAAATGTGAATAAATGTATTGCATGGTGCGAGTATTATGAAATACCGTATCATTTTCATCACGCTACAATTCAGTCTACGAATATTTTTCTTAATAAATCGGTTATGACTGGGGCAACGATAGTGGGTGCAGAGGTGTCGTCGACTACAGTATTGGGTACACGTTGAATCTTCATAAGTAAAACGGTCTAAACATATATCATAATGAATTGTAACAATATACAAAAAATGCAAAGCACGTTACAATTCATTGCAGGTCAAATGAAGAAACCAAGAGAGCGTTTTGAAACAATATTAGAACCGCTTCAAGCGTTGCTTCAAATCGGATTTCTTGCATTTTATCCGGTGGGGAGTAAATTAGCAATTCATAATAATATATTGACGATTCAGGCGCCGGGGTATGCGCAAAATGTGCGGAGATGGTATAATAACGATAAGAAGGAGGATGTTTTTTATTTATACAATGTGTTTTCACGATTCAACAAATTCTATAAGACGGTGCTTGCGGGTGGCGGAGAAAATGCGACGTTGTTTGCACTTCTGAATGAACTTGCAAAGACCGGTATCAATAATCTTACGCGAACATATAACCAGACGGATAAAATCCATATTCTTCATACACTTCAAATGTATAAGGGGATGCTCGATAATCCAGAGTTGGTGAGACGATTGAATAGACCAGATGACGGAAGCGCCGGAAGCGCCGGAGTCGCTACAGAATGTGCGAATAATAACACCGATGACGATCATGATTTAGCGCGCCAATTCCCTTCTAAAATAAAAAGTCCATCTTCGTCACCACCGTTACGTCCATTACATGCGGCCGGTGCAAATATACCCATCGATACTCTTGTCGATACAAATATTGACATTATATTTGTGAAAATAACCGATTTGTATTCACAGGAAGATTACACTATTATCTATCATACACTCCTGAAAATTCAAACGGATACACAGTATTATATGAATTACATCGAAGGGTTAAACAAAATCCTTGAACCAGTGAATATTCGCATCAAAAAATGGATCGATGACAATATTGTTTTTTAATTTTTACGGGTTTTGTTACGACGACGTTTATTGCGTGTTTTACGTTTATTCTTTCGTTTTTTTGATTTTGATTTATTTCCACCTTTGCGGGATGTGCGTTTACTACTCATAGGTAACAACGATGGTTCATCATTGTCGGCCAATGCATCAGCAACGGATTGTGCGTCACCGGCAACAGCGCCAGCGCCACCGCCACCGCCCGCACAGGTGTATGGCGTAACTACTTTATATTCATCGCGAAATTCTTGATTTGTAACTAATCTGATATATCCTCTTGCAACATCATCAAAACGTGTATTTTCTTCAATACCATATAATCTCTCAACGAGACCATGTTTTACATGTGGATGAAGATTCGGTCCTGGATCATATGCGCTTAGATGATCCTCATCTTGAACTAAATACCAATACTCAGTAATACCTGGTTGAATTGGTCTCCCCTGATGATCTGTATCATTTTGACCGGTTTTTCTAGAGTAAATAAGTCCTTGTTTACTCATTTCTTCGACGTTTATAGATGATAGAATGTGACCATGCATACAAGAAGGTCGTGGAATATCTCTTGCCTCTAATTTGTCATGACAAGGGGAAGTGGCGCGATGATGATGATGAAAACGATGATGCGGATTTATCATGACATGGACCTTTGCTTCAGAACAACTACGTTTATCTTCATCCGTGAATGGAACGAGGGGTTCGCTATACGACGACCCTTTACGATATAACTTGGCTAATATCTGATCAAAATCAAAATCAACACGACTCAACCGCTCATCTTTTACATGCTGTGATCGTTGCATATAATAATAAGTAATAATACGAATATAACTAATATATGTATATATTAGTTACTCCATCTCCAACTTCACCCAGCATGGAATATAAGGCGCATTCGATAATTCGCCTTTTATTTTACGAGAGAATTCTGGGAACGCGATCTTGATTTTCGTGTCTTCGCCTGTTTTCACAAAGTGACTGAGTTGTTTGTATAATTCGCGGATTGCAGGATAAGAAACATTCATTTGAAGTTCAGTGAGTTTATCTACAATGGGTCTCACTTGTTCGCGTCGTTGTTCTATCGTTCGTTCTGTCTGCACGGGGGTAGTTGCGGCCTGTTTTTTCTTTAAGTTCTTTTTCCAGTGCTTTCCACGACCATAATGTGCATTATTATCGGATGCGGATGCGGATGCGGATGCTCCGGCGTTCTCGACAGTCTCCTCAGTGGATGTTGCTGTTGCTGTTGCTGTTGCTGTTGCTGTTGCTGTTGCTGTTGCTGTTGCCTCAATATGTATATCCTCCATATCTTCCGGAACAAGAATAACTTCTTGCCGAAGCGCGTCTTCAAATGTAGTTGTCGAGTCAATTGAATTTGTAGAAATTGGATCTTCAATAACAGTAGCAGTAGTCGCACCACTCACGTCCATTGACATCGTTGTTCCCATTTATTACAATAAGATACAATAAACAAGGACTTTTATACCTATTTTATTGTAATAAAAACTGCCTAAAATACTGTGTCAAAATCGTCATTATACATTTTATCGCCCTTCTTGATTTCAACGACATCACGAAAGGTCTTACTCCGCATCAGGGGAACATTTGTTCTTATTTTCATATTTAAATGAGGATTTGTAAGTTGTTGGACCAAGATTTCGCGCCGATTGGCGTATTGTCGAGATTGAATCGCGTAATAGGTGTAAAAGTTATTGAATGATATTCTTCGCAA